TACTCTTTTGCCTGTCTGTTCATCTTGCCGCTAACCGCTAATATGGCTGGCGGAATACTCTTGTTGTCGATGTACTGATAGTTGATTTCAGCTGCACCGCGACTACCTAACACGTTTAGCAAGGCACCAATCCAACGGGGTACGCCAGCTGGTGTTCTTGGTGACCAAACCTCAAACCAGATTAACTCGTGAGCCAGCAACTCTTTATCGTCTGGTCGATTGCCTTCTGCGTCTTCTGGTAGATATTTCTCTTGTTCGGCTTTTATCAAAGCCTTTATGTCTTTGTATGGCTTGCCGGTAAACCTGCTAATAATGCGAGGGTCTCCAATGGTCTTGTAGTAGATTTTCTCGCCGTTTAAAACCTGCACGTAGCGAGGGAAATACTTGAGCACCGTAACTGTTCTGGTAGTAATGGGAGAAATGCGCTCTGTCTGTTCTACCTGTACCCCTACGCCGTCATCCTCTACTGGGTACAGAGTATAGCCTGCCACGTGAGACAACCTAATCAAGTCTCCATAACTATCCCGAATACACTCCCAGCCAGCATGACCCACGCTCTCCTCGTCTTTTCGCTTGCGCTCCCTGAGTTGCATAAACGAAACATCGATGCCGCAATTGTCAAACCAGGCTTCTGCCAAAAACCGTTCTCTCATGGCCTGTCGTTTGAGTTGCTCTTTTAGCTCCTCGGTTTCGGATTCCGTAATCTCTTCGTCTATTTCAGATGCTTCAGCTTTCTTGAACTTCTTCTTTTGGGTTTTCTCGTCTTGGTCAAGCCTTGCAGCATCACGGGCCTTTATCCACCTGTCCATGTAGATGATGGTTTTGAGCTTGTCATTTATCTTGTCGTTCTCTAAGTCTAGCCCTTTCATCATTTCGAATCGATGCCCGTTGCTCTCTATATTCTGGACATATGCCGCTATGTTGGGAGATAAACTATCGCTCGTCTCGGCAATGGACATAAGAGATTCTGGGTCGTATCCAGAGTAAACAGCACCAGCGTCTTCTACATCCTCTTGCTGTTTCTTGATGATAGCAGCAGCCTTGGTCTCATCGATGCCCGGAGTTATAGCTGACCTAGCCTTCGCCATGATGTCTGTAATTGATAATGATTCGTTACTGCTATCAATTACATTGTCCTTCATGGCTCCAGCCGTATCGACCTTTGTTTTTTTGCGAGTCATTACTCTTGCCTTGGGTCTGTTACCAAAACACTTGCATCACCGCTGGCATATGTTCCTAATACTAACCTCACAAAGTGATAATGGTCTGATATGGCCCCTTGTGCATCAGCAGTTATATTTGCTACAATGTCAGTCCAAATATTTCCACAGACAGAACCCTGGAAGCTTTTGGTTGTAGCAGCCAATGCAGAGTTGTCTATTTCATAACCCTTTCCAGACTGTGCCCTTAGTTCTACGGCTACCCCGTTGCCATTGGTTGGGGTTCCGGCTGTCCTTAGAAAATCAACCTTTTTTATATCTAACATTAGTTTGCTCCTTCTTTTTCGATTGTTTCGAGCACCCTGCGCACCTCCTCTTTCCAAAGAGGGTCTGAATCATCATTTTCCATCATTCTTCGCATTGATGCAAGTGCTCGTTTTCGGTTTCCGTCACCCATAACCTTTAAATCTGCCAATTGTTGCTTTGCCCACTGCCCGCTTTTCAGCTCGGCACGTAGGCTTGTCATGAGTTTCTGTGATGGATGTACAAGCACCCCACCCCGCTCTGTAACACACTTGCATATAATCGGCACTGGGCCTGTCACTCCGCCCTTGCGCATGGATGCATCTGGGTTGATAGCACCAGTTATACCAGAGCCGTCACAGCGTTTACAGCCAGGGTCCGCCTTGCTCAGGTCTACATCTTTAGCGTGTCTAACTGCCTGGGGATGGTATTTGACCGGATTGATTACCTTCTTGATTTTCTTTTGGCTCACTGTTCCCCCTCTGGCATTGACTCTATGACATCCATTAAACAAAAGTCGGTGGTTGACTCTAACCCGTAATCGCCCAGTTTTATAAGCTTGTCAGGGTTTTCTTTGGCCCACTTTTGTATCTTGCGAACAATCTCTCGGAGTTCTTTTTTATCTTCCATTTAGCCACCCCATATGGTTAATATAGTACCCAATAGGAACGCTATTGAGTAGAATTCTGGTCTTTTTTAGCCTTTAGCTGTTTCTTGAGTTCCTTGTTTTCTTCTACCAACTCCCATGCTTTAACTTGCCAACAGTGATCTCCACATCGAAGCATAGGAAAATCCCCCAGGGCATCCTCTAGATATAAGTAAGCCATGACATCAATCGCACATTCTGCCATGTAACGGTAATCATCTCTTTGCCATTCTGTTAATTGGTCGGACATTTCATCATCATTGTACCAGACATCCCTGTCGGATACCTCCAGGTCATTCGTGCGGCCCTCTCCGTAATAAATGGCCCTGGCTACATTTTCGACCATGCCACGTCTAATATCAACAAGCGCCTTGAGTTGGGAAACAGTTTCTTCTGTCCATTCTTCTACTTCGTCTATTTCGTCAGACATCTAGCCCTCATTATAGCATCAAACCTTTATCATTACATCGATTCCCGTTTTCATTCTGCTCTTTCCAAACGAGCTTGGCAGTTCTCCTTGACCTGAAATGACCCACTGTCCTATTGCGACATCTAGGGCACATCACGTACCAATTCTTTTTTTTGATAGCCTTGGTTGTCCTTTGTAATTTGGGTTCTAGTGACCCACAAACACAGGGGACTATCCGAACATAAAGCTTATCCCTGGTTCTAATCGCCTCTACTAATATTTCAAACGCTGTTTTTACCCAACCCATTTTGTCTCCTTCAATTATGGATACCACATAAACTCTACATGGTTGATTATTCCACACAATAGCTCTTTTGCTTCATCAGAGTAATCAAATTCATCTGTGCCAAAGCGTTCACCATAACCACCTCGCCAAAAGTCCCTGGCACTCTTAAATGCATTCCATGCTTCGTGGTGCCCAGTATCTATCTCCCAGTTAATCATCTCTTCGGTTCGATCAACAAACCGGGAGGTTTCTTCAAATAGAGCAGCCGGTATGCTTACACACGGGTCATAGTATCCTGGTTTAAACCCCGTGTCGAGTTTGTGATATTGGTGTTTTCTTACAAGCCTATACCTGAACCGCCACCAAATATTACCAGGAATCGAAAACATATCTTTGAAAAACCACCTAACCTTCTCCGTCTTAGTAGGTTTATAGTTAAGCAATTCATCAAAGGTCATCATTTTTGATTGTTCTTTCTTGGTCATCTCAATAACTCCCCAGTATAAAGTCTTCCGGGTCAATTTCGTCCTCCGTAGCATCTGTTCCGGGTGCCCAGTCATCCAACAGATATTTACGAGCACCCTCATTTACAGCCTGACTGTATGAATCACACATGTCGTCAAATGCTCCAATCGGAAACTCTAATAACTCGTTTATCAAGTCACCTCTGCCAGGTTCAAATGTATCATTTTCGTTTAGAGAATCCAAGTCCGTACTGAAAAATACATTGCCACGCTCCATAAGGGGTGTTACTGCCGTCAAACGTTCGTACTTCTTACCCCTTGGGTTGATAGCCCTAACAGTGCCTGCAAGCTCTGGGTAGAGGTTAAGCAACCATGAGAGGGTTTCTGATAGCCCAGTCTCTTCAACAAGCGTTCGGTACGGTTGCCAGTAAACTATATCGTCGTGAATGCGCTCGGCTCTTTGATTTAGGGTCAATCGGGCGTGCCAAGCATCCAACACATACACCGTTTTTGCAACTTCATCGACACCGATAACTGTCCCAGCTGTAAAGTCGTTGCTTTCCCTGAGCCCCTTTGCAGTATCATAGGAACAGAAAATGACAAGATTATCAGGTATCTTGTCGGGTTCTATGAAATGAATCCAACTTGGATGTACGGGCTGTGATTCGTCGTCTATGGCTATGCACTTAAAACCCCGTGCAAACTCCTGGCTGCCAATCTCTAGCTGTCTAAGCCGTAGTTCTGCCTCTGGCCACTTGGCCGGAAACATCGCCCCGTAGTCGTCTGGTATTGCGTAGAATAGTAATCGGAATACAGGGTTTTTCATAAGCTCATGCGTTAAGTCATCACGGTGCCAAGGGGTAGCAATAGCCCAAATTTTAGAGGTGGGTTCTAGCAACTGGGTAATATCAGATTTCCAGACCTGCTTGATTGTCTTCCGCAGACCAGGCATAGAAATTGCATTTCGTCGGTCTACTGCGTCATCGCTAATAAGAAGGTCAGCGCGTCCACCTGTTGCCGTTGATGTAATACCCAGAGCTTCAATACTAGCATCCCGGTGCCAGGCGTCCCTTTTGACATATAGCCTGTGTCTGCTCCATTCTGCCTTCGGATCTGGCATAAGGTTAGGGAATACCTCTTTGACACGCGGGTTTTCTTCGATGTGTTTTTTTATCTCGTACAGCCGCTCTTTGGCTTTACCATCAGAAGCACAAACTATCTTAATTCTAAGGGCTGGGTTACGGCCAATTTCCCAAATAATACGGGCTATTACGGTTGTGCTCTTACCATGATCTCTCGGGCTGATAATGATAACCCGCTTGCTCTCATCCATCGCAGCCGACCACTCCTCCTGGTACCACTGGGGCTGGATGGGCTCATGCTTGATATATGTTCCGTCTTCACTAAGTGAATCGTTTTGGAAGGAGTACTCAAAGAACGCCAGGAAATTATCATAAGCCGTCTGCCTGAGGATTCTTTCTCGGACCCGTATTCGCTCGGTAACTTCAGCCTCTTGTTCTTCATCAGATAAATCATCCAGGCCAACCGGGTCTGGCAGCACCGGCATATACTGCTTTGGCGGTTTGTACTTCGGATGGAGTGCGCCTTCTATCATGCTATTTGTCGTAATAGATTTCTTTTTTGCTGCTCTCGATATACTTATCGATAATGCGCCTGATGAGTTCAGACCGAGAAATCACCTGGTCTCGCGCCATCTCCTCTTTCAGAAATTCTATCTGCCTTTCAGACAGCTGAATCATTGTTCTCGTCTTTTTCATGCAACATCCTTTTTTATGAATTGAATTTTGTCTTCGTCCTGCATGTCCTTTGAAATCAAGATGTCATATTCTGGCACCTGGCAACCTGTTGGCACATCTTCAAAGTGTTCTGCTATGGCCACATAAGCGATCTCTTTAGTATGATATATCGTCTCAGCTCGCACCACGATACACCCGCTTAATACCCTGCGAACCATATCTGGCTCATCGTCAATGAGGTCACACTGTATTGTAAATGCTCCCACCTTCATTGTGCTATCCTTTCAAGGCTGTTAGATAGATACCCCCTACTGGTGTTTCCATCGTCCCATTTTACCTCGTATATTTCCGGAAAAATACCAGGCAAGATGTCTACGTTTAAAACACCTTTTGACCTGCCGTAAACCTCGCTAACTGTACCCTCTCGATGTCCCGCAC